ATGGTGGCAAGCGTTATTAATGCTGGCAAAGCATTTACAAGCGTTGGTGGTGCCGCTGACTTTATGGCTGAGAAAAGTTTGTTTAGTTCTGACTCAATGCAGTTTCGCATTGAGAAGCTAATTGAAGAAGGGAACGTTACGGAAGCGGCTGCGTTGATGACGAAGGAGATGGCAAAACAAGTTGGTGGCAGTGGTTTAAAAGCTCTTAAAGACCTTGGCACTGAAGCCAACAAAATGGGTAAGTTGTTCAATACGTTGATACTTCAGGTTCAAGCGTTTATTTCAAAAGCCTTAACTCCGTTGTTAGCCGCAATAAATAAAGTTGTTGGAAGTGTTGTATTAAACAACCAGTTCAACGCTTTGATGAGCGAATCTACTGGTGCCAGAGCGAAAGAAATTGAAGAATTTTTAAAACCGTTTACCAAGGAAGTTGGCGGCCAAGGTGGCGCAAGGACTCAAAGCATAATTAGTGCAGAAGGTAAGCGACTTGCGGTAGAAAAATTTGGCGGTCAGGTTATTCCAGAAGGTGCTGCTATCGAGCCGAAGCCGAAAGGGTTGGAGCTGCTTAGGGCTGGAGACAAGGGATCTGATAAAGCGGCAAAAGACGCAGAACGGTTGGCAAAGCGCTTGGCTGGCCTCGACGCTGAACGAGCCAAGCTTGAACAACTGTTGCAATTAGATCAGCAAATTAATACTGCAAAGCTTCAAGGCGACAATCGTCAAGTTATTGCTTTAGAGAACGAAGCAAGACTAATTGCATTTGCGGAGAAAGAAGCTGTAATTAGGGCGTCTAAAGTGCCGCAAGAGCAAAAAATTGCTGAACTTAAAAACTTGGGTCTCGAAAAAGATCGTGCGCTTCTTGAGAACGCATTCAAGCTTGACAGTTTTGATAAACAAAAGGCTGACGATCTTACATCACAGCTAAAACAACTAGATCTGCAGCTTGAAGCTGCAACAGCAATTACTCGTGAAGCAGAAAATCAAGCAAAGCTTGAGCTATTACTTTTAAACCTGCGAGAGTCCAACAAAAATTTAACGGAAGACCAAGAGAATCAGTTGCAAGAGTTAATAAATAAAACGAAAAAATTATTTGAAGCTCAAAACCAAGGGCCTTTGCAGTCATTTATTACTAACTCAGTTAAAAGTTTGAACGATCTTGAGCAGCACGCTGTTCAGGTGTCTCAAGGTATTGGAAATGCTATTGGCAATTCGCTGGTAAGCGGAATGCAGGGGTTGATTACTGGAGCGGAGTCAGTCAAGCAAGTGTTTGCCGACATGCTGAAGAGCATTGCAGATGTGCTGGCACAACAGGCGTCACAAATGATCGCAACTTATATCGCGATTGGGATTGCACGCGCCTTCGCTGGGATGGCTAGCGATCCTGCAGGCAGTCAAGGAAATCCGTTTGGTACAGATGTTGTTGTACCTGGCCCTGGCGGCTCCGCTGTTGGTGGTGGTCGGATGCCCCTTGGCAGTTACGCAGAAGGTGGTTATGTCAACAAGCCAACCAACGCATTAATTGGTGAAGGTGGCGAGCCTGAGTACGTCATTCCTGAATCAAAAATGCGTGAAAGCATGTCGCGTTATTCGCGCGGTTCACGTGGTGGTGGGGTCATTCCTTCTGATGGTGGATCGTCTGCATCAGGCGATGGTGGCGTTGCAGTTGCCGCACCAATCGACGTTCGCTACACCGTGGAACGTATTAACAGCGTTGACTATGTAACCGCTGATCAGTTCCAATCTGGCATGAGGCAAGCAGCCAACCAAGGTGCTAAACAGGGTGAACAGCAAACGTTAAAGAGGTTGCAAATGAGCGGTGGTACGCGTAAGAGGTTAGGAATGTGACGACATTTGCTTTTGGACACGTTTTGAAGCTTGATCAAAGAGCTGTGGATCGGTTTTGGCAAAATTTTTTCATCGGTGAGCAGCTGACGCATAAAGGTGATAATTACAAGTTTGCAGCGTTTGGTTTTTCAGGTGTCACCGTCAACCGCACTGGTGATGGCCTTGAGGCATCGCTGGTTTTTCCTAACAACGCACTGACTCGCGGTTGGGGCGTTGAAGCGATTGAAAACAATTATTTGATGGAAGTCGAAGTGTTGATTATTGAAAATTCTGATCCGATTTCTGGCCTTACAGCGGCGCATAACACTGTTCACACCTATACCGGCGTTGTCACGAGTGGGCAGTGGGATAACGTCTCGCTCAATTTAGAGCTAAGTTCTGTCTTGGATGCTGTTGGTACGGACGTGCCAAATCGATCTTTGACGCAAACACTTGTAGGCAATCTGCCAATTAGCAATAGTGTCCGGCTGCGCTGATCTTATTGGGATGCCGTATCGGCTAGGCGCTGACGGCAGCGATGGCCATATTGATTGCATCCACTTGTGTTATCAGGTTTGGAACGAGCTTGGCATTAAAGCTCCACCGTTCAAGCAGTCTTGGTACGAAGCTAGCAAGTGGGAAGTATCGCGTGATTTGTTGAGGTGGGGTTTTCGGGTTAAGAAGCCTGAGTATGATGGGGATATTCTGCTGTTACCGCAGCAATCCTGGGCATTCGCAGTCACATGGCAGACGGGAATCTTGTACGTCAATCGAATGTCGGAAAAGGTTCAGTGGTCTTCGGCCCAACTGTTTCTGACGTGCCACTGCTTCCGTACGAAAGACAATTAATCAAGACGATTGGGATTACAGAAGAAGAGTATCAACTTTTTGCTGCTGAAGTTAGGCGACGTGGTCGATTAAGACCTGCAGAGTATAAGCACATTCCAGACATTAAGAACGATGCTGCACTCACTCCATATCTAATTCAAATTGGAATCACCTTGGTTCTTACCGGCGTTGCATACCTGCTGACGCCAAAACCCAAGATGCCTGAAGCATCAAAGCGAACACAGCTTGATCTTGGCAGCGTAACTGGTGCAAATCGTTTTACACCAAGCCGTGGGTTTGACAGCTTAAATGAGCTTGCAGATTACGGTTCCCCCATACCGATCATTTTTGGTCGTTATATCAAGGCTAAAAAAGTTGGCGGGATGTTGGTTACGCCAAAGTTGGTTTGGTCACGGATGTTTAGCCATGGAACGCAGCAGTCAACCAAGCTGATGTTTGTTGTTGGTGAACACGGCTTTGCCGATGGTGTTAATCCTGACGGGATTATTGAGCCCGAACTTGAAGGTATTTTCCTTGGCAATAACGCTTTAGACATTCTGTTCAACGACTTTTTTGCGTTTTATTGGAAGCGTAATTCACCGATGCTGACGGAGGGGCTTACTGATTCAGCGTCAGGCTTTAACCGTTTACGTCGTTTAAATCTTTTTTATGGATCGGCTGGCGATCCGAGTAAAGGAGATCCGTTCGAGTATGCAAGTGATGATGATGTATTTGAATGCCCAAGCGGTACAGCAGCTGAATCCAAAAGTTTTTGTCATGCGTTTTCGCCTACTAATAACACTCAGTTTGGGGTGTACGGGGCTATCCCTAATGGCACTGGTTATAGGGTAAATTTTGAGATTGTGTCAATCATTAAGGAAACTGAAGACCCACAAAAGTACGCGTTAGCGCTGCGTCAAATAAAAATTACTGGCGATAAAGATAATAATTTTGACATAAATAAGGAACAACTGTTAAAAAAAGTACGGCGATTTCATATGGATGGCGAAGGTCGTCAATACAGCCCACGCATGGGTTTAAGCGCACTTATAAAAACAAACGGAACAGTAATTGATGTGCCAGGTACTCAACTGACTAAAAGGGATCGAGTTAACGTTGGCGATATTGTTGAATTTGAAATCAAGAAAGGAGAAATACCGGAAGACAAGTATCAGCGCAGCAAGAACAGAGGCGGTGAAAACGTTGACGACATTAACGCTACTGTCGAGGCAGAGCAGCTTGCAGCCGATGAAGCAATGCAGGTTGGAGAGCAATTTGCTGTAGGCAACGTATTGTTTGTGGTTATAGGGCGCAGGCATCAACGGTTCGATCCTACGATAGACATGACTCAAAAAATTAGCTTAAGGTGCATTGATACTGAAGAGTCGCAAGACGCAAGAATTGGTTTTGTAAACGACCATGGAGTTATAGCTCCTGAAAAAGATTTTATTGCTGATGGGAGTGGCGTCAGACCTATATTTTATCCCGTAACAAGAATTGCTACTGCTATCGTCAGAAACAACAAGCCCGCTGTTGTAACTGAAATAGGCATCCGAAGTAGAGTTTTTCAACAGTTAAATGGTATTTGCTCTTTTAACAATCTACCCACTCCAAAGCAGTTAGACAAATTTGACCAGAATGAGGTATCAGTGCGTTCTGGAACGTATACAGGCTCAATCGTCAGGTCTTCTGTATTTCAAGTTTACGTTCGCGAAGCTGGCGTAGATAGCAACAACAATGCTTTTAAGTTTAGACGTATAGATCTATTTTTTGTTGTCAGGGGTAGCACGCCTGTTGATCAATACAATTTTATTAGGTTCAAGCATCCACAAGGAGAACTTAAAGAACTTGAATTTAAATTTGTGGCTGTTGCTGCATCCGAGGTAGCGCAACTGTCTGACGATAAAGAAATGATTCTACTTTCTGCGTCAATATCTGATACAAAAAAACCACTTATTTTTGAAAATAAAAATATTTCAAGTCTTGGAAGATTTGAAATAGAAACGGCTGGTTCCAGGATTAGAAAGAAAGATATTGAAAAGAACAAAGAATTTTTACGCAGCCCAAAAACTGTAACAGTTGATGAAGAGACCACGATACCCTCAGCAGTGCAACCAAATTCCGCGAGACCTGCCGATCAAGGTGGTGTATTTCGCCGTGCTATCTCAATGGTTGAGCACGAAAATGCAGGCAACCTAGAGCCGCCTGGCAGGATGGGTTCTTTCACATTCGCAATTTTTGGCAATGCTGATAATTACCCAGGCAGTGAAGGAACACAAAGAACTTTAAATACTCGCGAAAACCTGGATGGCAACAGATGGATCAGGGTGCAATGGACAGTTCAAAAGCAAGAATTGGTAGCTGACCACTATGCAAGAGTTGGCCAAGGCCAAATTTATGTGTGGAGTCTACTTAGTGCTCAGGTAATTGGTAGCTCTCCAGGGTTTAATACAAACGATATTATTCTTATTAGGCGTGGAGAGGGTTCAACAGAAGGCACAGAGCAACCAGGATATTCCAATTCTCCTTACCCAAGCAGCAATAATTTCAGAGACAATCATCCTTCTGGGCAAGCAATTCGGTGGTCTGGGTTTTATTACAAAATCACGGACATTAATACCACAAGCGTACCTGAAGGGCGCATGGGTGGCTACTTTTACGACATTTTTGGCGATGCAGAAAATCTTGCGATTGGAACGACTAATAGCGCAATTAAGAGCATCCAAGAAGGGAATAAAAAAATAAAAATTAGACTTAACGTTCGAGTAGATAGTTTACCTGAAGGCCACTTTACTGGCCTCACAAAAAAGTGGAATTTTTCCGGCCCTGTTGAAGTTATTGCTGACGGTTATACGACAAGCGATTGGAATAAGGAAGAAATTTTTACGCACACTGAAACCATTTCTCCTGCCAACAACGCTTTTTACTGGACTTACAACCAAGTAGGATTTCAGTACAGGGTCGCTGATCTTGTGACTACTCCTGGTACGTCTGAGCTAACAGGAAAGACTGAGTTTGAAAGCCATAGTCAGTATGCAGACCTAAGTTTTTATAGAGGCTTGGTAAAAAAATCAAACGAATCAGAACCTGAGCACAGTATTGTTTACGTAAACGAAATTTTACCTAACGAGCCAGTTCCAGAATATAACGGTTTAACCCTTGCCGGGTTATCGCTTAAGGCGAGTCGTAATTTTACAAGCTTGGATCAGTTGCGTTGCTGGATCGGGCAAGGAATACCTGTTAAACGTTTGCATCCTGATACGACTGCTTCTGCAAATAACCCTTATGACGAACCAGGCGATTTGTATTACCAAGCGCCGTTTGGCCCAAGCCACTTATTTACCGACCTTGTCTTTTACCTGCTGACCGACAGGCAAGGTGGAGCGGGCAACCTTATGGGTATGACCCCAGACAATGCGTTCTTGCTGAACGTAGATGATTTCAGAGATACCGCTAGGTTTATTCACGAGCAAGAATTGTTTTTTAATGGAGCAATTACAGAACTCACAAACCTTCGTCAATACATCACTGATGTCGCGCCTTATTTCTTGTGCAACTTTGTAATTATGGATGGGAAATTTTCTCTGCTACCAGCTCTTCCGTACTACAAAGCAAGCGGTCACATCAACACCGGGCCAGTACAAATTGACCAACTGTTTACTTCAGGTAACATCTTGGAAGACAGCTACAAGCTTGAATATTTAAGAAGTGAAGAGCGTAGAAACTTTATAGCCACGGTTCGGTATCGGTTTGAGTCGCGCAACAAACTTCCAGAAGAAAGAGTTATGACAGTAAAAATAAAAGGCAGCCCGTCAGCAAACTTGCCGGAAGAAAATTTTGATCTGACACAGTTCTGCACGTCTAGGCGTCACGCTGTTAAGGTTGCACAATACTTCTTAGGTCTACGCAAGTTTGTCACTCATACAATTAGTTTTTCAACAACAATAGAAGGCTTGAATTTAAGAGCGGGTTCATACATCAAAGTTATTACTGAGTCTTCTCCGTACAAAAGTGCAAGTAATGGTACGGTCAGTTCGTCAGGGGCAGTGACAAGTGTCGAAAGCCTTTCTGATGGAATGTATAGCGTCACCTTCTTCCAAGTAGGCTCAGAGGACGTAGAAGATGGACAGATGGAAATTAGCGGAGGCAGAGTGGCTGACACCAGATTCCACGATTCTGTGTTCACCGTCCAAGACAGCAGCAAGAGCGAGAACGTTTATGTTGTTGAGCAGTTAACGTTTTCGCAGGAGGGCACAGTGGATATTGTGGCTTCTGAGCATGATTGCACTAGCGATGGAGCTAGTAAGCTTGCCAAATTCGTTGAAGACCTTAACTCTGTAGAAGTGGAGGATGTCTAATGGCTGCACCGTTTGCCGCATTTCCTGAACTTGTCCCTACAGCTCGTACATTCGAGTCTGGAGATTTTCCGGTCAAAACCTTCAAGGCGCAAAACGGCGTTGAGCACAGGATTTTGTACGGCAGCCGTCGCACCAACATGAAGCTGTCATTGACTTTTGCAAACATCACTGACGCTCAAGCTGAATCAATCTTGGATCACTATGAGGCAGTGCAGGGCACCTTTGGCACCCTTTCTGTCAATATGGACAGCGGCAAAGGCGGATGGGAAGGCAACGAGGATGCTCTCGGTGCGGGTGTTCATGGCAACAGCTATCGATATGAAGGTCCACCGCAGCTAGTTCAGGTGCGTTCAGGGATTAGCACTGTTACAGTGAACTTTATTGGTGTGCTCTGATGGCAAAGGTCTACACCGGCAGAGATGGCGTGATGGTGGCCAATGGAGTGACCCTTGCCAAGGTCGTTAGCTTTCAAGTGGCGGCAAATTTAGAAACCCTTGAAACGACAGTACTTAGCGATAACCTTCGCAGCTATACACCGGGCGTCGTTGGTTACACCGGAAGCGCAACGTTGTTGTACTACAAGGACAGTAACGGCAATATCAATACCGCAGACATCCTAAACAGACTTTTCAAAACAGGAAATGCTGGCGTCATTTCTGCTGATAACGTTGAGTTTATTTTTCGCTGGGTTGATGGAGCGGACAACAACGATATTAAATTGACTGCATTTATCACTAGTGCATCAATCGGTGCGGCAACTGCTGATCTGGTGCGTGCTGAGATCTCGTTTATTGGTACAGGAGAACTACTAGCCGCCACAATCTCATGAGTGTTTACCTTGGCACGTTTGGCAAAGTTGAACTACAGCGTCAGTTTGACGGTGGAACGTTGCAGTCAACAATTGATGCTGCCGATGTTAATGCAACTCAAAAACGATTTAGCTTTGATTTTGAGCATGGACAACTGCTGTCAGGCGATCAAATTGAAATTAAAAGCACGGATGGCAGCAGTCTTGATTTTATTAACGGTTACACGGACACGGCTGTAAAAAAATTTATTCATGTTGACGAGATAGACGGTATCAGGCTTTATGAAACTTTTGCTCATGCAGTCAACGGCGGCAAAACCAATGCAATTGCGCTTGCCACTCCAGGTAACTCAAACCCAATACCTATCAAGGTTATTGTTGAAAACAGCATCGCTCGCTTGTTGGCACAAGTTAATAGTTTTGAGCTTAATACTGAGCGCGAAACTGTTGATACAACAACGTTGTCTGATGAGTTTAGAAGTCGCATTAGCACATTGATGTCTGGCTCTGGCCGGATGTCTTGTTTTTGGGAATATACAGGCGATACGGCAAGCGAACTACCTAATTACTTGGTTGAGCTTTCCTTACGCACTAAGGTGGGCAGTCAGTTCCATGCAAAGTTCTACATCAAAGCAGCGGGCTACAACCCTGGCGGTGCTGCAGCAAGAAGCAACGACGAAGTTTTTTATGAGTTTGATGCAGTCATTACAGCGTGTGCAGTGCAGTTCGCGCCAGACAACACGGTACAAATCACAGCAGATTTCATTACAACTGGAGCGGTAGAGCTGAGGATGAATACGTTTGTAGCTGACGACCTCTTGAAAGAGGACTCTGGTGAAATACGCTTGGATCAAGACAGTGGCGCTAAACTGCTGTTACAGCAGGACATTTAACCCGGAGCTAGCCACCCATGGCTAATCTTAAAATTAGCGATCTTAACGCGCTAGCTGGTTCAGCTCTAGCTACTGCTGACTTGGTTGCTGTTGTTGATAGCAGCGCAAGTGAAACCAAAAAGCTGACGGTCGGTGACCTTGTTGCAAATGGCGTCACTTTAATTAGTGATGACACGATTCCTGGGGCAAAGATCCTGTTTGCTGCTGGTGGTATTGCCACAGCAGACATTGCTGATGCTGCGATAACTACAGCCAAGGTTGCTGATGATGGAATCACAGCAGCCAAGCTTGCGAATGAATCAACGGTTGACTTAGTCACAACGCTTCCCGGATCTGGAGCGTTTACAGGTCAGCTTGCTTTAGATACAGATGACAACAATCTGTATTGCTGGAACGGATCAGCTTGGCTCAGCCTGAAGGCGGCTGGTTCTATTAATGCTGTCACTGGCAGCACGGTTGGCCTGGTTGACATTGTTGTCACAACCACTGGCTCAAGCGTTGCCATTGCTGCAACCCAAAACGACACTGATGCCGCCAACAAGTTTTTAGCAGGCCCAACCAGTGCTGGTGGAGCGGTTGCTTACAGAGTTATTGATGGCAGTGATATTCCTGTTGCAACGACAAGCGCCAAAGGTGGTGTGATTGTCAATGGTGAAGGGCTCCGCATGGATGCCAACACCATTGAGGTTGATAACGATGTAACGGCCAGCTCAACGCACCATGTTGTTACTTACAGCGTCAAAGGTTTAGTAACTGGTGGTCGTGCCTTAACGGGTAGTGATTTGCCTGCAGCCACTAGCAGCGCAAAGGGTGCTGTTATTCCTGGAACGGGCTTAGCTGTTGACGGTAGCGGCAATCTGAATCACAGCAACACTACATCGACTGGCACCTTTACGAAGGTAACGGTTGACGGACAAGGTCATGTATCAAGTGGTGCGACTCTTGCCGCTACTGATATACCCGATCTTGCGGCGTCAAAAATCACAAGCGGCACAATCCCATCAGATCGAATTGCAAGTGATGCGATTACGGGGGAAAAGCTAGCTGATTCGTCAATTACTAAATTTGGCGGTGCAGGAGCCACAAATAATGTTGTTACTTTTCCGGCGGCAGATTTTAAAGGTCAGTTCTTTTTTGACGAGCTTAATGAAGACCTTTATATTCACACGGGGTCTGCATATTTGCCCATCACCGTTATTAGCGGGAACCTTGTTCTTGCTGGAACATATAACGCTAGCAGCAACACATTAGACAGTGTAACGAGCGAGGGTAGTGCGGCTGGCTTTACGAACGGGCAAGCCTTGCCAGCACCTGCAAGCACAAACCAAAACTATTACGTTGTTGTTTCTGTTTCTGGAACGGGTTCTGGCGCAGCACCTTCAGTTGCATTAGCGCCCCCAGATATGCTTCTAAGTAGTGGTGCGGGCGCAGATTTCACGTTAATCGATGTCTCTAACGCTATTGCTGGTCAGACTGCTTCAAATATCAGCTTTACCGCTTCAGGAAGTATTTCAGCAACTGATGTTCAGGCTGCATTGCAGGAGCTTGACGCTGAGAAGTTAAGCGCAGCAAGCCCAACATTTACTGGAACGGTGCTGTTAGGACAGAACGCTGTATTGGCGTTTGAAGGTTCTGCTGATGATGGGTCTGAGCTAACAATTACGTGCGCTAATCCGACCGCTGATCACACAATTGCGTTTCCCGATATTTCCGGAACAGTAATAACAACTGGTGACACGGGGACTGTCACGAGCACGATGATTCTGGATGGCACGATTGCCAACGCGGACATTAACGCTTCAGCTGAGATTGCAGTTAGCAAGCTTGCAAACGGCAGTGCGCGTCAACTGCTGCAAACAGCGACTAACGGCACAGACGTTGAATTTACAAGCAATGTCGATGTCCCTGGAACGTTAGATGTCACAGGTGTTGCAACGTTCGATAGCACATCACTGTTCGTTGGTAACCCTACGTTTAATGGCAGCCTGATCTTTGAGGGTGCAACGCCTGACGCGCATGAATTGACGTTGAGTGTTGCTGACCCAGGTGCTGACGTTACCGTCACGATTCCTGCTTCTACTACGACTTTGGCTGGCCTTGCCATTGCTCAGAGCTTTACAAAAGCACAACGCGGAACGCCTGTTGCATTGACCGATGCAGCAACGATTGCAGTTGACATGAGCCTTGGCAATAACTTCAGCGTGACGCTTGGTGGCAACAGGACACTTGGCGATCCAACCAACGTGACTGCTGGTCAGTCTGGGGTGATTGTGGTGACGCAGGATGGAACGGGTAGCCGCACGCTTGCTTATGGCGGCACGAAGTATAAGTTTGCTGGCGGAAGTGCAGTAACGTTGACGACAACGGCTGCTGCTGTTGATGTATTGGCTTATTATTGCGAGAGCGCAACGCGCATCACGGTTACTTCGCTACTGAACGTTTCATGAGTATTCCTGGTGCCGCGAGTCCGCTGTTTTTAGCAACAACTGGAGAAGCAGCGGCATTTGAAATATCCAGGTCGCTTAGATTTAACAGCGGTGATAGCTCGTCATTAACACAATCTAGCTATAGCGGTTCAGGTACATTTTCTTGTTGGGTAAAAAGGTGCAAGCTAGGTTCTGCTCAAACAATAATTACAAATGTTGCTTTTGCTGCTGACGACACTCTGAACGGCTCTTCTGCTGTCTTCAGGGATCCATCTGCATGGATGCACATTGTGGTGTCTACCGGAGGAACTTACGTCAATGGAGTGAGTGTTGGGAGCGGATCAGCAGTAACCCCTTCAGTAATAGGCTCTGGTTGCGACTTGTATCTAGCCGAGGTCAATTTCATTGACGGGCAGGCGCTTGCGCCGAGTAACTTTGGGGAATTTGACACTAACGGAGTGTGGCAAGCCAAAGACACAGCCGGTCTGACATTTGGAACGAATGGATTCAGGCTTAAATTTGCAGATAACAGCGGCGCAACTGCAACAACTTTAGGGAAAGATACTTCTGGTAATAGCAATAATTTTACTCCTAATAATCTCAGCGTTACTGCAGGTGCAGGTAACGACTCCCTAGTTGACACCCCAAGCAACGGCACTGCGTCCAGTGGCGGTGATGCAGGCGGGGTCACTGTGGGCAACTATGCGACGCTCAACCCTTTAAACAAGCATAATAGTTCTGATTCATTTTCAAATGGAAATTTAGACTTTACCACTTCGTCTGGTGGCGGACTCAATGAGTCAACCATCGCAATGTTGTCTGGAAAATATTATTTTGAAGTTGTTTTTTCCGGCAGCCAAGGTACTGGGCAGCTTGCAGGTATTCGTAAACCTGGAAGTCGAAATTACAATGATTCATATATTTATGTTGGCACTGGAAATAAATACACTAATGGCGGCAGCGGCGCAAGCTACGGAGCAACTCTTTCTAACGGTGATGTAATTGGAACTGCATTTGACGCTGACAATGGAACGTTAACTTTTTACAAAAACGGAGTAAGCCAGGGAACAGCTTTTACCGGAATTACTGGAACTTATGCGTTTTTCGTTGGCTCGTTTAGCACTGAGCCTACATATGTTGTCAATTTTGGACAAAGAAGTTTTTCCCATAATGCACCAACTAATTTTAAGGCTTTAAACACTGCAAACTTACCGACCCCAACGATTGCGGATGGTAGTCAATATTTTGACACGAAGTTATATACGGGTAATGGTGGAACGCAGGCAATAACAAATTACAATTTTTCTCCAGACTGGGTATGGATTAAATCCCGTAGCAGTGGCAGTTACGGCCACATGTTGTTTGATGCTGTACGTGGTGCGGCTAATTCATTATTTTCACAGAGTACAGGCGCAGAAGGGACTCCAAATGCTTACGGTAAATTAAATTCTTTTGATTCCAATGGTTTTACAGTTGCACCCGGAAGCAGTGATTCAACCAATGTCAACGCTAATAATGCGACTTACGTTGGCTGGGCGTGGGACGCCGGAACATCGACGGTAACTAACAACGACGGCAGCATCGCTTCAAGCGTAAGAGCACAGCCAAGTGCTGGCTTTTCAATTGTTTCGTTTACTGCATCTGGTAGTGCTGGGAGCGATTCATGCGGTCATGGATTGAATGCTGTCCCTGGCATGGTGATAAT